TATTTAAACGAAACATTAGGACTTGAAAACTTTGAAGCATTTTTGCATGAACCTGCTACTGCAGAGCGATTTGAAAACCTTGTTGCCTATGACGGTTCTGATTCTGTGGGAATTGGAAGATCATTGGCCATCTTTAGCGCATTTGCTGAGGGAGTATCTTTATATTCCGCTTTTGCTGTGCTTTATTCTTTTCAGCTTAGAAACTTGCTTAAGGGCATTGGACAACAAATGAAATGGTCTGTACGTGATGAATCGTTACATTCTAAAATGGGATGTCAACTCTTTAGACATATGTGTGACGAAATTCCTAACTTACAAAATGATTGTTATAATGATGTTATTAAAGCAGCCACAGCAATGCTTGGTGCAGAAGAAAAATATATTGACAAAATGTTTGAGCTTGGAGACATTGAAAACCTCAAAGCCTACGATCTCAAGCAATTTATTAGAAAAAGGCTTAACGAAAAAATTGTTGAGCTCGGTTACAGCAACCAACGGGAGCACTTTGAATTTGACGAAATCGCAGCAAGCAATCTTGACTGGTTCTACCATCTTACCGGGGGGCACACTCATACTGATTTTTTTGCTGTTAGGCCTACTGATTACTCGAAGGCTAACGAAGGAGAAGATTTTGAAGATATTTGGTAGTTATGAAAAAAATAAGTAAAAATAAATTTAGACAGTGGAAATTAAAGCAACCTTTATGGCTGCAACTTTTAATTGAAATACTTATTTTTATATTTATATTTTGGGTATTAAACTTAATATTTAATCCTTTTGGATATAGAATAACACCGTGGTAAAAAAAATAAAATGAAAAAATTATTATTATTATTATTATTATTTAGTGCAGCATCATATGCCCAAAGCAATGAAATATACGGACTATGGTATAATGATGAAGGAGAGTTTGTTAAGATATTTGAAAATGATACTTTTAACAGATTTACTGTAGAGGTTGGTACAAGAAAAAAAATAACCGTATCAACGGGAACAATAGAGTATGTTAATAAAGAATTACGTATTGTAAGAAAAGATACAGTAGACAGCTACAACCTTTGTTATTATATAGGTAATGAAACTATGGTTGTATGCAGACCAAGATCGCAACAAGCATGGTTATGGCAGAAGGTAAGCAACTAAAAAGAATTTGCAATGTTTGCAAAAAAAATAAAGGAAACAAACACTTTAAGCATGAAGGTAAAAAAACATGTGCTAGGTGTGAGTTCCGCTGGAAAACATCTTTTATAAGATTATTAGTACACGATAGAAGATTAACAGCAAAAGAAAGATTATCAAATAGACTAGGATATATGGGTTCTGCTTTTATAATGTTATCACCTTACATATTAAATTATGGCAATATAGGTGCTATAACATATATACTTGGAGGATTGTTGTTAACTCCTCAGGTATGGATTGCAAAACAATGGAACTTAGTTATAATAAATATTAACTTAGTAATAGGTTATATAATATATATATTATTATAGTATGTGGAATAATGAATGGGTAAAAGGTCAAGACTATCCCGCATGGGGAGATACTGATGTTTATAAAAAAACTATATCAGGAGGTTATCTTGTTAATGGGGAATCTCCTCGCGATGCTTATACTAGAGTTGCTAAGACTGTAGCTAAAAGACTTTATAAACCTGAAATGGCTGATAAGTTTTTTGATTATATATGGAAAGGTTGGCTTTGCTTAGCTTCACCTGTGCTGTCTAATACAGGAACCGATAGAGGTTTACCAATAAGTTGTTTTGGTATTGATGTAGGAGATAGTATAATGGAAATAGGTAATAAGAATTTAGAAATGATGCTGCTTGCAAAACACGGTGGGGGAGTTGGCATTGGAGTTAATATGATTAGACCTGCCGGATCTAAAATTACAGGTAATGGAACATCAGACGGCGTTGTCCCTTTTTGCAAAGTCTACGACTCAACTATACTCGCAACCAATCAAGGTTCAGTTAGAAGAGGAGCTGCTAGCGTTAATATCAATATTGAACACAATGACTTCCTCGAATGGTTGGAAATTAGAGAACCCAAAGGTGATGTCAACAGGCAATCTCTTAACTTACATCAGTGTGCTGTCGTTGGCGATAAGTTTATGCGAAAACTTGAACAAGGAAATCCAGACGCAAGGAATAAGTGGTCCAAACTCATCCAAAAACGTAAAGCAACTGGAGAACCATATATCTTGTTTAAAGGAAATACAAACAAAAACAATCCAGAAGCATATAAGAAAAACAGTTTAAAGGTACATATGACTAACATATGTAGTGAAATTGTATTACATACAGATGAGTCACACAGTTTTGTTTGCTGTTTGTCATCTGTAAATCTAGATAAATATAATGAATGGAAGAATACGAATTTAATATACGACGCAACCTGGTTCCTGGACGGTGTGCTCGAAGAATTTATTCAGAGGGCAAAGAATATGAAGGGGTTCGAATGCTCTGTTCGCAGTGCGGAGAAAGGCAGGGCTCTTGGACTTGGTGTCCTTGGGTGGCACAGCCTGTTGCAAAAGAGCGGAATATCTTTCGAAGGTTTATTAGCACAATTCAAAACGCGAGAAATATTTTCAAAAATAAAAATTGAAACTGAACGTGCTTCAAGAGCCCTTGCAGAAACATATGGTGAGCCCTTGTGGTGTGTGGGTACTGGTATGCGTAATACTCATTTAAGAGCAGTAGCACCTACCGTATCTAATAGTAAGTTAGCAGGGAATACATCAGCTGGCATTGAACCATGGGCTGCAAATGTATTTACAGAACAATCAGCTAAGGGAACATTTATAAGAAAAAATAATGAACTTAAAAAAGCACTTAGAAAGATTGGTATTGACTATAAAGAAACTTGGGACAAAATTTTGGAAGATGGGGGATCCGTTCAAGGACTTAAAGAACTCGATGGATGGTTTTACGATGAAAGAGGACGATTAAACCAAGAAGAAGGAGAACCAATAAAAAATGTATTTAAAACTTTTAAAGAAATAAATCAACTTGAACTTGTAAGGCAAGCCGGTATACGGCAGGATTACATAGATCAATCTGTTTCACTTAACCTGGCATTTCCATCCGAGGCAACCCCCAGATGGATTAATCAGGTGCATGTTGAAGCATGGAAGCGCGGAATCAAAACTCTTTATTATATGAGAACTGAATCCGTGCTGAGGGGAGATATAGCCGCAGCAGCTATGGATCCCAACTGTTTAAGCTGCGATGGTTAATTTAAATTCAATATTATGGCAAAAAGATTTACTTTTTCAGATGCTAAAGCAAAGATTAAAGAGTTAGAAGAACAATTAAAAAAGAAAGCAGGTGATGCTATTCTTGATACTTCTGATAATGTTTTCTCTGCTAAAGAACTTAAAAGAATTAAGTTTTTAGAAGCATGGGCAATATTAGGGCCTATAGCAGGTATACTAATAGGATTAATATTTTAAATATAAAGGGGCCGTTAAAAGCCCCTTTTTTTATTATATAACTTTCTCATTGCAGACTGGGGTGTAGAATCTTCTGTTGCAATGCCTTTTGCTAATAAACCATCTGATTGGCCCATAAAACCAGCACCAACATCTAGAAGTCTATCCATGTTACTGTTATCATTATCTACAGTACTGTTAGTAACCGTTTTTCTTATATTGTCTGCATCATCCTTTTGTTCTTGATTTTGTGGTTCTTCTGAAGTATTATTTTCTTTAAGAGAATTTATTCCTTCCATAATTGCTTTCAATCCTTTATCACCTTCATATTCACCTGGGGCTCTTCCAGCTTGTTCTCCTCTAGCGGCATAAGATGCAAAATCTTTTAAAAACTGTTTTCTTTTATTAACTCTTTCTGTTCTTAAATTTTTAGCTTCATCTTCATTTAAGCCTTTTCTAGCCATTAATCTTTTAACTCTTCTATTCTCTCGTATATCTTGTTTTTCTTTTTGATTTTCTGCTCTTCCAGTAATTAAATCAAGTCTGTCGTCTTCTGTTTTATCAGAGTTTCTAAATGCTTTTCTTCCTTCTTTATTTTCTTTTCTTAATTTTTTAATTTCTTCAGAAGTTCCTAAAGATGATAATATTCTTCCCATTATTTATTTATTTTAAAAATTAACTTACTTTTCTTTCTGCTTTATTTGCTGCGGCTTCCCAAGGTAACTTAGAATGACCTTCTGGAAATTTTTTGCCATTATAAACAACCTTTTTATCAGGTGTTCTTTTATATTGTTTTCCTTTATAAAAAATAAAATTATTATTATAATTTAGTATTCCATTTTTTATATCTTGTAGATGCTTCTTTTCATGAGCAACAACTTTTTTTCTTTTTTCTTTTGGTAAACCGGGTTTTATTTGCATAGTGCCATCTTTATATGCTCTGCCCAATACACCCTCGGGTAATCCTTTTTGCAAAAGATCATCTAATTTAAATTCACCCTTTTTTCTTCTTTTTCTTTTAGGCTTTAAAAGTTTTTCAAATAAAGCATCATTTGCTTTTTTTAATTCTTTATCTAACTTTTCTGCTTCTCTTTCTTTTTCAATAAGACCAACATCCCATTTACTATAGCCTAAAGCTAAAGCAATGCTTTGCCACATTTCTGTATCACTATCAACAGAAGCTTTTAAATTTTCAAACTTACGTAAAGCTCTATCAAGAGGTATATTTGCTGTAGCTGATAAAATTTGAGCAGCTGCCATATATGCGGGATTTTCTATAGATGCAGGGCCTAGCTCTCTTATTTTTTCTCTATTTTGTTTATATTTGAATGCCCTACCAGCTGATTGTAATTTTGCTAATTTAGAATCTATAGGAGGAGATAATGATGTAATTTCCATTGCTGCTTTTTCAAAATCTTTTTTACCTTTAGCTTGATCTATAACTTCTAATACAATATTTTTTGCGGCAGATACGGCTGCTCCTGCTATACCAGATCCCCTAAGTAAAGTATCAGCTATTCCATTACCAATACGCCCAATAGCTTCTTTTTTCTTTTCGTCTTCATCATCGTCAGAAAACAACATTGCAAACATTGCACTTTGTAAAGCTGTAAAAATAACATTTTGAACGGCTCCATAATAAACTAGTTTAGATAAATTAGTTTTCCAATCGCCTCTATTATTAATCAAATCTAAAGCAGCTTTTTTAGTCAATCTAGTATATTGCATAGGTGTATTAGCAAAAGCTAGTATAAGGCGCCCTAAAGAGCTTGCTTGTTGAAGTGATACTCTATCGGGCCGTGACGATTGTTGTGATTCTTCTGTTATCTCTTTAAAATCAAGAAATGCTTTTTCTTTAGCTTCCTTTTCATTAAGCCCTTGCTTTAAATATGTTTTAATTCTATTTCTATAAAACGATGCACCACCAAATGATATTGCAAAACTATCTGCCATTTGTGTAGGTAAAAATCCTTTTTTAAGCAAAGCTGAAAGCCCAGCTCTAAATTTATTTTCAGATGTTTCCGCTGTTCTAGCAATTTCATCTGCATTAACATCAGTTTTTAATCCTGATCTTCTTGATTTTAAAAAGTCAGAATTAAATATTTCTGAAAAATCTGCCCAAAATTGTTTTTGATTTGCCGCTGTTGCTGCTATTCTTATTGGATTATTATCTGTAAAGTTTATATAATTTAAAGCAGAAAGCGTTTGAAGTAATGCAGAACGGCTATTAAAAAACATTATAGTACCAACAGAATCATTAACCCAGTTCAAATATAAATTACTAAGTCTATTTCCTCCACTTGGTCTATTCCTACCGGTTTTCATTCTGTAAAGCATATCTTGTAAAGCTTCAGTATATTTATCTCCGTATATAGCCTTTAATTTATTTATGTTTTCTTTGCTATACACAACGTCAACATTATTTTGCCATTGCTCTAAATATTTTTTTCTTGAAACAGTATTAGTATAATTAACTAAATCAGTTGTTATAGTACCTGCTAGCCAATCAGTACCTGTAGGATCTGGGTAACCATCGGGTGTTAACGACTGTATTTGATTTGCAAAATCTTTTAATTCTTTTTTAGATTTTACATATTTATTTACAGCAGCAATTTCTTTTTGCTTAAGTCCTAAATCTTTAGCATCAACTCCTTGCTTAGACCACAAGTGTATTCTTATAGCGTTTTCATTAGTAAAATTATTTATACCTTCTTTACTTAATTTAGCGGGAGTGTTTTTAATTTGTTTTTTTAAATTTTCCCATGCTTTTAACGAAACTTGTTTATCTATTTCAAAATCACGTATACCTCTGGCATATGGTGTTATAATATTTTTTTTATACCATTCTAAATTTTTTTCTCCTGTTTTACCTTTACCAAGAGTTGGATATATAAGACCCATGTAATCCTCTGCAGAATAAGGCACAAAGAATTTAAAAGGATTATTTTTCTTACCTAATATGTTAGCTGTTGCTTCAGAAAATTTTTGTCTTGTTGGTACACCTTTAACTTGTTCTAATATTCTATTAAATTCAGTGCTTAAAGATTTTTGGGCTACAGATACAAATGGATTAGGATCTTTACCAAAATAATCAACTTTATTAGCTACATCTGGGATAACATTTACTCTTTCAACATAAGAATCTTTTTTAATATTAAACCCTTTTCTCATTTCATTTCTTCCATACTCGTTATCTATAAGATCTGCATTATCTTTAGATAAAAGCCCTTGCTTAAATTGTTTTTTAACAGCGGGAAGTATTTCAGTAGCAAAATTAGGTTCTTTATTAAATATAGCGTTTATTAATTCTCTAGCAGCATAAAGATTAGGGACAGCATGCTCCCAAACAGTTTCACCACTAGATATAGTTTTTTTCTTTAATTTATTTATTAAATCTTTTTCTATATAAACAATTTCAGCCATTAATGAGTGAACATGGTTTCTTTCTTGTACAGAACCAGCTAATAAGTGTAAAAAAGAATTTCTATAATCGTTATTTTCTTCATTACTAAATATTTCAGCAGCTTTATTCCAAAATACAGTACCCATTTGATCGTTTTTAGCATTAAAAACTCTAAAATCTTCAACAAGTGCTTCAGGGTCTTTTGCTAACTTATTTGCTATTCTATATCTTTGACTTGGTTTTGTTTTGCCATATTTTTTTAAATTAGTTTTTCCAAACTCTTCTGTTTCAAAATATGTTTTATCTTCTGTAAATTTTATTTCGTTAATTTGTTTTTTTGCAAAATTCCAATTTTGTTCGGCTAATTTGCTTATTTTTTTGGCATCTTTTTCTTTACCAAAAACACCAAAGGCCATACTTGCCGAAAGCATACCATTTGGAAATTCTTTTTCAAAAAACTTTATGTCATCAATATATTTAGCTAAATTTTCTTTAAAATCAGCACCATCAAGACTTAAATCAACAAATAAATCAGCAGTGCCCGCATCAACTAAAATATCTCGTACCCATGCTTTTTGAGCAAGCGCAAGTGGAATACCTTGTTGTTGTTGAAACTGTTGTGCTTGATCTGGGTTTGCTTCTGCAAATTTATTAACCGCGTCTTTAGTTAAAAGATAAACTAACGCATCATTTAAAGCTCTGTTCCTTCTATCTGATCTCGTATTAGATTTAATATTTGGATCATTAAAATAACCTAATACAGATTCTTTTGTTGCTTTACCATCTTTCCAACTTTGTAATAAATCTTTTGTTTCTTTATTTTGTATTTTATTTATATTTTTCTTATCAACAAAAGCTTCAGCAACAGTTTTCCAGTTTTTAGATATATAATCTATTTGATTATCTTTTCCTAAATTTTTAATAGTATTTTTAATATCCTTGCCTATTTCTCTGTTAACTATATTTGCAGCAGCTTTTTCTTTTATAGTTGTTTTTTGCTTTAAAGAAGCTTTAGGATTCTTTTTAAGTTGATTTTGTATATTTAATACAGCTAATTGTGCAATATCATTAGTTACCTTATCATTTATACCTTTAGGCAAATTAATTTTTTCAGATATTGGTTTGTCTATTACAATTTCTGGCGCTGCTTCAGCGGCTACTTGTATACTTTCAGGAGCATCTAATTTTTTAGCATCAGATGTTTTTTGAGCACCAATTCTTTTTTCTGCAATTCTTTTAGCTCTTTGAGTACCTATGTCTTTTAACCAGCCACCTAAAGATTTACCTTGCTCAGGGTCATAAGATAATGCAATTTCTCTTAAACTATTAGCACCACCAATTTCATCGGGCCTACCAAACGCAATGTCTTGTTCAAACTCACCTTTAGTATAGCCTTGTTCTCCTTCAAAATTTTTGGCATATATTTTATTAGCTATTGAAGCGGCTAATGGCTCGTAGGCTAAAGCAATTCTAGTAGCTAATTCATCAGGCATAGTACCTACTTTATATTTATTGGCCTCTTCTTGTAATATATTTCTATCTAAAGATTTTTGTCCAACAACTTTACCTTGTTTTTTTATTATTTCTTGTCTTTCTTTAAAAGAATTTTTTTTATTAAAATTATTATATTTTTTAATAAACTGAATAAAATTACCAGGTGTTAGATTACTAAAATCAATAGCTTTAGTAGTTTTTTTAGTAAATGCATTTTTTAAAAAATTTGAAATATTTGAAATACTTTTTGCCCCATTAGAATTAATGTCTTGAATTTCAGCAACTCTAAGAGCATCAGAAAAAGCAATTAAAAATTCTTGGTTTAAAGAAGCTCGATCATAATTTGGATCTTGTTTGTATTGGTTTTCTCTTTCAATTGCGGCATCATAAATAGCTCCTAGTTTTTTATCTGATGTATTTATAAGATTAGTTTTTATTTCTTTTACAAAATCAGATAATTCTTTATTTGTAAAACTATCTAAAATAAAATGCATTGCTTCGTGATGCACAGCATTTGCACCCGCTAAATCACCTTTTTTTAAATTTTTCTTTATATTGTCATCTACAAAAATTGCTTCATCATTAGATAATTTAACAGCATTATTATTACCATTTAATAAATTTTGTACTTCAGGGTCTTTTAATTTATTAGCGCCATATTTTCTTTTTATATAGTTTTCAGCAGCTTTTCTAGTTTTACTTCTTTTAATATTTTTATTTTTAAAAAAGCCTTCATCATCATTATTAATATAATCCATTAAAGAAAAACCTGCGGTTTCATGCATATGCATAAATTTTTCTTTTTGAATTTCTTTTTCAGCTTTTTTTGCTTCTTGTAAAGCATTATTATATTCTATTTTAGTGTCTAGCGATATATCAGGATTATTTCCAAATTCCTTTTCAATATCTAACATTTTATTAGTTGCTGTTTGAAGTTTTTGAACTTCATCAATTATTTTTCTTTTTTTATCTATAGAAAAATCTTTTAAATCTCTATCTTCAATAAAAATTTCAGCAGCTTCTAATTTACTAAATAGGTCATCTCTTTCCTCTGGAGTTAATTTATTATCTTCAACTAATTGATTTGTTTGATTCTTAATATCATTTACTAAAGCTCTTGTGCTTTCAGGGTTTGAAAGAGATGCATAGTCTTTTATTTTATCTGAAATAATATCTTTAGTGCCTCTTGTAAATTGGCCTCCTGCAACAAACCCCCCTGAGCCAATTAAAGTTTGTATTGCTACCTCAGCTAAATCTCCGCTTTCTGTAAGCTTACCAGCAGCGGTTTTAAGACCCTCCCAATAACTTTTTTCTTCTCCTTCCGTTTGCCCTGCTATTTCTGCTTCAGATAAAACTTCTTGGGTAAGTTCTGTAGGCACTTCAAAAAGAGAGGTCATACCTATATCTTTTATTGTTTTGCCTAACGTTCCTCTAAAATCTCCTTTTAATAATTGTCTTATATATTGTTTTGGTAAAAGTTTAGCAGCTTTTCCAAAAACAAAAAGATTACTAGCTACATCTAAACTAGCAGCTTTAGCACCTTCAGTTAAAATGCTACCTAAATCAATATCGTCATTGTCTAATGCTTCTTTTTTTAGCTGTGCTCTTTCAGCTATAGGTAAATTATAAAATTCTTGTTCAGAAAGGCCCGTAGCCTCCATTACTTTTTTATCTAAAATTTGGTTTAATACAGCCCCAGATTCTTGTTTATCCGTTGTAAGGCCAAGAGTTAAAAACTGTGGTAATTGTTCTGCAATAACTTCTCTTGCTTCGTTTAAAATATTACCTTTTCCGTCAAGTATTGTAACAGAGCCTAACTCATTTATTCTTTCTTGGTATTCTTCTGTGCTTTGAAGATTTTCTAATAATTTTTTATCGTAAAATTCTCTTGCTTGTTTTACAGTACCCTTTTGTTTTGGGTTACCTCTAAAAGCTGCATCAAAAATATCTTTAAAAAAATCTTCAACTATTGCAGGTTGTTCTTTACCACTTATTGTTCTTACTGGATCAAAGGTTGACCCACCAAATTCTATTATGTCGTCATCAGATAAATTGTTTTCTTTTACATATTGTTCAAGATTTCTTGAATCTTGTTCAAAATCAAAAATTCTTTTATCAGGCCCTGTGCTTTTTAATATTCTATTATACGTTCTACGCATAGCGTTAAACGGAATTTCTTCAGGCTCTTCTGTTATATTTTGAAATTTTTGTATATCTGACTGCCTAGTTTGAGATCTTACACTAGTCCTTGGTGATTCCGAAGAACCATCTGCCGGCTGCGAAACCAAATCTTGTAAACTTAGTTCCCCCGCTGCAGGTGCAGCCGTCTCCACAGCAGGGTTTTGAAAATCCTGATTAGCATCAATTAATTCTTGTTTTTTAATTAAAGCTCGTCTTTCAAGTTCTTCTTGTTCTACTCCTTCTTGTTCAAGAGCTCTTATAAAGTTTATTAACTCTAATTCTTGTTCTGGTGTTAGCATAACTATTCTTTAAATAAATTTGGGTATTTTTGCTTATATCTTTCTAAACCTTTTTTCATTTCTTCATCTTTAAAATATTCTTCTTCAGTAAGACCTACTCCAGGTCCTTGTCGTGATTCAATAAGATCGTTTGTATTCGGTTTAGTTCTAGGCAACCATTCCATAGGGTTTAACCCATTAGCCATACCAATTTTTTCCCATTGTGTATTTAAATCATCATCTAAATATACAACAACATCTTCTTGTGGTCTTTGTCTATCTGTTAGTTTATGATTAGTAACTCTAAACCCTATTGGCTGGCTTTGAATAGCTATAGCTTCTTGAATTAATTTTTGTTTTTTAGTTTCATCTTTTTCTGCAGCAATTTGATCAAGTGTTGCTTGTGATACTTTACCCATTACAGGTATAGGATTATGAAACCCTTTTTTCATTAAGCTATTTTGTAATTCTCTAGAATATTCATTTCTATATTCTTTTTTATACTGATCTAAAGGCATAATATTGCCAATGGCTGTTCCGTCTTTACCTTGTTTTTCTACAACCCTTCCTTGATAACTTCCTGATAAAACATCAGCACCATCTTGGTTTTTATAAGTCATATTGCCAAGATTTCTTTGTATATCTTTTACATCAGCAATGTTAGCGAATTGATCTTGTGTTTTTAAATAATATTCTCCTGCCGCTTGATCATATCTTTGCACCGCATCAGAATTTATACCATACAAGCCTTGAGCTCTATCTGTCCAATTATTTCGAACTTGCCTATCTAATTCAGTCCTAACACCATCTGCTTTTTCTTCATTAGATAAAGTATTAGGATCTAGCATAGTTTGAGCCATTTTTAAAGTATCTTCTTTTGTTGCACCAAAATGATCCATCATTAAAGCTCTTTTTTGCCTTAAAATTTTTTCATCTTCCGCACCGTTAGCAGCCAATACAGTATCTAAACTATCTAAAGCTATATCTTTTGCTGACAAGCCAGGTCTTCCGTCTTCGCCTGTTGCCGCTTGATCAAAGCTTAAAATATTACCATTATTGCCTTTTTGCACTCCCATTGCTCCACTTATAATTGTATCAACATCTTCTTTTTTTAATAGCTTGTCATTAAGTCTAGAAAATTCAGATGCAGCAATTCTGTATTCTTTACCTTCTGGATGTTGCTCAGATGGAGGCGTTTTTGAAACCCATTCAAGTTGTCCATTTACTGTTTCAAATTTTCCATTTGGTGCTCCTCTTTCAAAATCAGCAGCCATCATCAATGCATCATCACTAGTAAAACTAGATAATTCTCCATCTGCTAAAAGCTTATTAGCGTTTGTAGAAAATAATTTTACTCCATTTTGTATATTACCTAGATGCTTAACTTGGCTCCTTAATTTAGACATCTCATTAGCATAAGTATCATAATTTCCAGTCCTTTTTAATTCAGAAGTTAAAAAAGCACCATAATCAGCCATACTTCTTCCAGCTTGATTCATTACGCTATCAACTCCTTGTGCGCCAGTTATTCCAGTTAGGTTTAAGTCGTCCATGTCATCTTGCAAGGCTTGACTAATTTTAACTTGATATAACCCTTGTCTAAGCTTAGACTCATTACGCTTTCTAGCCTCTTCTTGCATTTTTCTTTGCTCTTCAAAAGCAGAGTCAATTGCAGCACCAACCATTTGTTGGCTTTTCATACCACCGCCGGCATATTGAAAAGCGTCTTTATATTTGCTATACGTATCCATACTAAATTAGTTTAATTATTACCAGCCGCCGTTTGAAGCGCTTTACCCATACTAAAGCCTCCTGCCCCGCCAAACCCACCAATAGCCGCACTTGCTACACCCGCAATGCCACCAATAAGATCAGATTTTGCCTGTGCTCTTGCAGCATCAGCGGCTTGTTTTCTAGCTAATGCTCTATCATTTTTTGCTTCTAAAACATCTAATTCTCTTTGTTGATTTTTAAATTCAAAGTTTCTTGTAGCCTGGTCTATAGCAAATTTTCTGTTGTTTAAATCAACTTGATATTGATTATTTGTTGTAGCCGCAAATTTTGCAGCATCGGTTTGTACATTTGCACTTTGTAAATCAAATCTAGCGCCAAGTTCAGCCATTCTTGTATCTTGTTGAGCATTAAATTGCTCTAGTCTATTTCCAGCCCCAAAAGCATCCCTACTAAATTGATTTTGTGCCTGTGCGTCAAACATAGACATTCTGTTAAATTGACCAGCATTAAATTGTTCAGCTCTATTAAAAGCATCTGCACTAAATCTTTCTGCTTGATTGGCTTGCCCTACATTAAATTGCTGTTGGCCTAAATCAAATTTTGAAGCTAAATTTTCTTGGCCTAGTTGAGATCTTTGTAATTCAGATTCCCCTTGCGCTCTTAATAATTCATTTCTTTTTACTTGTTGATCAATATCAGAAGCAATTTTTGCTTTAGATTTTGCGGCTTGCGCAGCTAAAGCAGTAGCACCACCAGCACCTGTACCTGCTTGCGCAGCAAGATCTTGTGATGCAGCTAAAGCTTGGTCCGCTTCTTGTGCAGCCATTTCAGCACCAGCAGTTGAAACCTGAAGATTTCGCATAGTATTAGTTAAACCAGCGTCTGCACCTCGTTGAAGACCACCTACATTTGTTTGCCCTGCAGTATAACCTCTTTGTTCTGCTTTTTGCATACTGGCAGCTGTTGTTACAGCATCTCGTTGCGTTGCTAATTTTGCAGGATCTTGTTGTAAGCCTGCTAATCTATTTTGTCCAGCTGTTAAAGCGGCTAAAGCAGCAGTTGTATCAACACCTTGTAATTGATCTTGAAATTCTGGTGCTTGCATTCCTTCATAAATATTATCATATCTAAAAGAATCAAAAGCACCTTGTGTTTTATCAAGAGCCTGATTAGCTTGTTTTTGTTCGCGTCTTCTTGCTCTTCCTCCAAAAAGAGAGGCAACCCCTTTTACTATACTTCCCATTAGTATTTTATTATTAATTCATAAGACGGAGTTTCATCTACATAATACTCAGCCTTTTTATATTTATCTAATAATACACCAGGTTTTGCCCATGCAAAAGAATATTTATATCCTAATTCTTCAGCAAAATCTGTTGTAAAGTTTACTAAGAGTTGCAATGCATCACTTCTGTCTGTGTCTTTATACGTTTTATCGCTAATCACTACAGCTGGAATTGCAGTCTTACTATTTGTCATCCATAGCCACATAGCTGCAATAGGGTCATCCCCTTTGCATACCATAAAGCCACCTAAACCTTCTCTTTTTTTTTCTTCATTGCCTATTTGAAAAGCGCCTGGAAGAAAATCACGCGGTATAGCTTCTTGTTTATAAGCTTCCCACCATGAGGGCAAAAAATCCCAATCGGATTCTTGTAATTTTCGTACTTGTAATTTCATATAATTTAATTTGATGAATTAACTGCTTCTGAATTAACAGCAAACAGTTCTTTTTTTGTTTGTGCATTTGTTCCAGTAAGTTTAATTCTTACTTTCATAAAAACACCTTTAACACCAGAAACAAGTTTATTAGCATCGGCAACAACAGCGCCACCAGTTACTTTATATGTATTTTGTTGTGATACTATTGGTGCAAAATATTTACCTTCTTTTTCTTGAAACGGAAATGTTATTATTGTACTCATTATGCACTTTGATTTATAGTTAATGTTTGTGAACTTACACCTGTAACTCTTGTATTATATTTTTCAATTACAACAGTACCAGATCTTAAACTACCCGAAGTATTATTCGCCACATTAATTGTAAAAGGATAATTACCACCATATATAGTAATATCATCGGGATCAACTAATAAAACAGCACTAGATATAGGATTAACTGCTGTTCCTTGTGTTGTAGCTGCTGCTAAATATATCCAATCTGCACCATCTCCAGTATCTGTTGGTATTACCTTTATAACAATATTAGCTTTTTCGCTAGATACATCTCCTATAACTACATTTGCATTAGGAGATGATATACCATTAGTAAATGAATAAGTTGTTGGCGAAATAGTTCCCATAGCCGCTGTTACTTCACCTGAACCCGTTATAGTAGCAGTAGCGGTTGTGTTTTCATATATTTTAGGTAATACAATTGATGCTTGATAATAATCTTGTGTATATGCACTTGTAAAAGTTGTTATTTCCGTTATAGTGGTATCTTCTGTATTATAAGCAATAGCATAAGAACTAGGTAACATTACTTTTGTTGTGCCTGTAACATCTTTTCTAAGTGTTGCAGTACGCTGATTTTCAGCAACATATGGGCTTATTGTATAAGCACTACCAACTGAATTTCCTGAGGGTACTGTTAATGTACCTACAGAAGGAGTTGCCCAAGTTAAATTATACAATGCTGTAGCGCTCCCCGCAAAAGTCATATTTTCATTAGTAGTTGTAGCGGGCATTGTAACCGGTACATTATAGGTTATTTGATTTGTTTGCCTTGTATAAGGCAATGGTGTAGTTATAATATTACCTCCCATACCACTATGAACATTACAATAATAATATAATGGGCTCTCTAATGCAGTTGCGCTAGTAACAACTATTTGCGTTTGTGCGCCCGCGGTACCAGGAGTACCTGTAACGGTAACACCATCTGTAAATGGATCTGCGGGTGAATTATTAGGATTTTTTGAAAACCTTAAAGGATGTCCACTATTAGTACTATCGCTTTGATCAAATATATATGTTTTACCTATAGTAAGTGCAATATTATCTTGTTTTATACCATCTAATGTATATCTATTAACATTGCCAGTATAATTTATAACTTTAACAGGTATTGTTTCTGTACCTGTTATAGCACTAGCATTTAAAGAATTTAATGAACTTGTTCCTACAGTAATATTATAAGGATTTATAAAATGTGTATTTGTAGGAGCAACTATTATATCTTGTGAAGTTGCGCCTGCTGCTAATTCAACAAGAGTTGGACTTACTGATGCATCTGAAACAGAATCACCTACACTTATACTAAGAAGTGCTACAGTAAATGCTAATGAAGCACCTGTACCACCAACAGCTAATTCAATAGTTTGATTTGATGTGCCAACAGTATAAATTATATTAAATACCAGCTTACTATCAACAATAGCAGTTGGGTTTGTTATGTTAACAGTTTGAGAACCTGAATATGTTAAAGTAACATCTGATGCCGCATTAAATTTAAAATCAGCATTTTTTGGTTCTACAAATACGGCCCATGTAATTGTTTCTCCTTGTTTAGCTCTCGCTACTCTTTCTCCTGTTATTAAAGTATTTGCGCCTACAGTTGTATTAGCTCTTAAAATTTGTAATGAAATATCAAAACAATTTGCATTAGTAGGTACTACACCAATATCTGATAAATCAGTTCTTAAAAAATCTAATTCCCAACCAGATGTTCCTTCATAACTTATATTATTAAATGTTTTAACAAGTGAAGGCCCATCATTTAATATAGGCTCTATATAAGAATCAGCAGAAGCAGCACCATAAAAACTATTTCTATTTACATCTTCTGAGTTATGCTCATATAATTTACCTGAATTAAATGTATAATATTTATTATTTAGTGTTAAGCCACTTTCTTGTTTAAAAGATTTAAAACTTGTCCAACCTTTAGCATTTTCGTCAAATGAAACAGTAAAATATCCATCTGACGCAGTAGCTATGTTAGTATCTGTTTCACTGTCGTAGCAATCTCCTATAATAGTTAAATTATATAACCCATGATATTCATCATAAGAACCTATAACTTGTGTAGCGTGAGATAATGCATCTCTGAAAAAATCACTCATCCCGGAGTTTGATATATCTACAATTCCATTTTGTGATAATCTTAATACTGAACCTCTATTTTTATCAGTAAAATATCTTGCATATCCATATGCCGCAAAAGATTCAGGATTTTTTGATATTCCAAAATCTCCAGCATAAGGTGCTATAGTTCCTAAAAATTGTGTATTACTAGTTACAGGGACCGCACCACCTTCAGCAGAATATATAAAATCTTTATTTATAGGTGATCTAGATAATTTATCTTCTTGGAAAACAACTATTTGAGTATCATCAGCATAAAGTTTTTGAACAGAGCCATCTTGAGGATCTAATGATATAGTTAATCCACCTTCTGCCTCATTAAATTGGTTTATATAATTAACATTAGTTCTTGAATTAAATAAACCACTTGAATGTATGAGAGTATTAAACCTTCTTTCTTCGGCAAAATTTTCTTTTACAACATAAGCTCTAACACCTACATCAAAAGCTTTTTCATTAAAACCAGCTCTTAACCTATTAATTTCTATATGTGTGCCCGCTGTAAAGTTTAATAAATAACAATTAAAAAATCTAATATCAATAGTTGCTCCTGCATTATTTAAAGCTGATATTAAACCACCTGTAGATGTTTCAAAGAAAATATCTAAATCTGATTCTACTGGTTCTGTTTCATATACTGAAACACCAGATGTTATAGCAGATCCTGAGTCTGTAACAGTAGGTACATTAGCTGTACCTGCAGGGTTGTTAATTGATTGTATTTTTGTTAAACTAGAAGTTGTTTGATTAACCCCATTTAATACTTTAGGATAAACAGAAACATTACAAGGAGATATTGTAGTGCTTGTACTAGGAGGTATTACAGCTGTTTGATCTCTTGGTATTTTGTTTATGCTATCTCCAAGCCTTGCAATTACATTACCTCCAGTAAGAGCAGAAATCCAATTATAATATTCTTGTTCCCTTTGCTTTACAACTATTTTGTATGAATAAGCCCAATCAAGTGCTTTTAAAGAAGCTACAGCTGCAGCAGAAAAAGATATTCTTAAAGCATTGAATACACTAGTGCTATTAGATTCGCCAGTTGCGGCATCTACAAATACTGTATCATTACCTGTTGATGATAATATCACGGGTGATTGTCTTCCAAATTTATCAGCTAATACAATACCAACTTGATATGTTCTTCTAGACTTAACAGACATAGATGTATCTAATGTAGCATATCTAGCAGAAGTTTCTCCTGTTCTTGTAACACTAAATGATATATCTGGTATATCAAAGTTTTGTAAAAAATTACCATATACAAGTCTCCCTCCGGCTAACTCTTGTGATTTAGCTTTTTTAGGTACTGCATCAGAAACCCTTGTTAATTGGTCACCAGGTAATGTTTTAAAAGGATCTTGTGATTTATAAAAAAAGTTTACAGATGCCTCCGTAGTAATTGTTTTTTCTTCAACAACATATAAAGTTGATGAACCTGTTTCCTTATATATTAATTCTACACCAGTAATACCATAACCCGTTGGTGTTGATACTGCTAACTGCACAGATTTAACTGCATTTACAAATGTTTCAATTTCTCCAAAATCTGATATTGAACTTGTATTAATTGTATCAGTATTCCCTAATCTTGAAAAGCATATAGGTGTAAAAGGTGCTAATACACTATATTCTCCATCTTCAAATTGATAACGATATGAAAATCTTACAAGTTTATTTTCTAAAAAATTAGATGTAATTACCGCGCCAGTTTCATCTGTATTTGATAATGCTAATATTTCAGCAGCTTCATATGGAGAAAATTTAGCTACAGACATAAGATTATCAACACCTGTACTAATATTATAATGGCCTTCTTCATTTCTTGCAGTATCTACATTTATTTTTCTTGGAGGATTTCTATCGTCTGTAAAAAATAATAATGTATCAACAAGATTAACACCTGTAATAGGAAATTCTGTATGAAAATTTAATGTATTTTCATTTACTAAAACTATAGATTTATTAGCTTTTTGATCATATTCTATAATTTGATGATTTTTATTAGAGCTGTTTGAATGATCATAACTATCATTATTAGTAATAAAATAATATATTTTTTCGTTACCGTTATCTCTTAAACTACCAATAACTTTAGCCCCACTTATAGATGTAGATACTATTTCTTTATTACCTAAAAGATTTTCAACAGCGCCCATATCAGAGCCTTCTGATTTACTTACGTTTATATTTAAAGCTTCGCGATATTCTCCAGCTTGGACAAGTCTGTCGTCCACGTCTCGATTCATTCGGCTTGCATTGAATAGCCTTTTAATTTCTGGCATATTTTAATGTTTAATCCACTTAGATTTACCTCTTAATACTTGCGCCATTTCTTCAATTTTCATATTAGAAAGACGTATTTTTGCATTACGCATTTTAGCACTTGCTTCTTTTTTGTATAAACCTGATGCTCCCGCACTTGCACTTCTAAGTTTAGCTAAATTATATAATATATTTGCATAAATTGCATCTTCAGCTAATTTAGGTATAAGCACGTTATCAAAGTCATTATTATCTCCAATACCGTCCGATATATATCTTAGTATTATTATACTTCCTTGTTTAAATGAAGAATCAAAAAATATTTTACCTGTTTCTAAATCAAGTACATAACTACCATTAAAATTTTGATTTTGTGGTTCGCTACCATATCTTCTTCCAAAATAGCTATAATCATCATTATTATAATATCCATTATAATAGTCAGCAGCTTCTTCTGCGGTTAATACTTTATTGGTGCTTTGAAAACGTTCTAATGTATCAGATGTTTCTTTAAAAACTACTTTTCCATCATTATCATATAAATATTTATAATCTTCATCTTGTGTAACAGCTTTTGTAGCTTTAGTGGCTCTGCTTGGCTGTATTGTTTTTAAATTTCCAAGACTATCTAAAAAAGATATATTTACATAATTTACATAATCAGAGGGCAATGACATTTGCAACGTACTATTAAGTTCTACTTCAATAGTTTTTTCAGCGTGCAAAATATCATAACTAAATTCTTGTACAGATCTTTGTGCCCAAAAAGCTACTTCATATCTAGGCACTTTTGATAATATTTTACCGTCGCCTATATAAGCAATAATAAAATTATTTATTACATCATTAAGATTAACTCTACTATAATATCCTGGTATTGCTAATCCTGTACCTCCGTCTAAAGCGGAATAATTATCTACGTCTAAAGGTCTTCTTGATATTGCCATTATTGTTCAGTTGCTTGAAGTTGTTGATCTTTACCTTGCCCAAAACCAGATACATCAGGTTGCTTTATAACAACACCTGCATAAGAAAGTATTTTTGCTACTAATGCATGTTTTTCAGAAGGATGCAATCTAAAATCATATGATTTAGCGGTTGCATTATAGTCATCTGTGGCCGGGTTAAAAGTAGTAGTATCATATATAGGTTCATTTGGAACGCCCGCTGCTATTTGTGAAGCTGTTGGCATTAAGTAACCCCATTTTGGTTTTTCAGGTGTTTTTATATAATCAATATCAACATCTGAAGTAATAGTATCTGGATATAATCTAATACCAGTTTCGCCCACTAAAGTAAAAACCGGTTGAGTTGAAACAGGAAAAGTTAATGGAGATAAATTTATATAGCGAGCTTCTTCATGAGAAACATAATCCGCAGTGCTTATCTGTGTTACAGAATCTACTGTATTGCTTACATTTACAACTCCTAATCTATAAAAGTTTGTAGGAAATTGAAATATATTACCTGATTTAGTTAAACTAACATTAGCATAAAATACATTTATTTTTTCTGATGTATTTAATACTGGGTCTGCAAAATCACTTTGTAAATTTGCATTAAGCTCATATCCAGACTCTCTAGCAAAATAGCTTTCAAATATTTCATTTTGAGCTTGATCGGCTAATCTATTAAATTCTTCAGGAGTTATATAGCCTCTATTGTCTTTATTAGTTATAACTAAAACGGTCTGATAAACGTCATTTATATTTATAGCCATTATTTTAATTTTAAATTAGTTGATATAGGGCTAATTTCTTGCCCCATATCATTTGTATTACGATAATTTTTTTGTAATAGATTTCATTAAATCAACACCTTCGTCTGTTTTAAAATACTGTGCTAAAGCAGCATATGGATGTTGGTCAAAAGGAACTGTCATTACTTTTTTACCGTTAGCAAATTTAAATACCGTGTTGTCATCGGTTAATTGTAATATACCAACTTCAACCGCTCTATTTGCTAAGTTTCTTAATTTTATATCTTCATCTTTTGATAATTCAATAAAAAGTTCAGGATCACTTTTTGCAAAATTATAAGCATCTCTTTTTAATTCTTTAGAAGACAATGTAGCAACAGTAGATCCCAATTCTGTTCTCATTATTGCTTCTAAATGTTCTATATCTAATGTTCTTACTAGATTTAATGCTTCTAATTCAAATTCTATATTATCAACTTCGTCTTTTGCAATTACTTCTTCATCAATTTCTTCCCATAACTCTCCAGCTTTTGGATGATATAATGATAAAAGTTTTTGTAAAGATTGTTGTTGTCTAGGCACTTCTAAAACACCGTCTAAAAAAACTATATGTGCAAGAGTTGCATTACCTTTTTGTTCATCTACAAATAATGATTTTTGATTACTTGCATATCTTAATTCTCTTTGCTCGCCTGATTCTTCATCAAACCATAATAAAGGTTTTCTTTGAGTGTGTTTAGATTGTATAGTCCAGCTAAGAGGAGATCTTCCGCTTGCTAGAATATATGTTCTGTCTTTTATTTGCCAATTTTTTTCAATTTTTGGCACTTTAGTCTTTATTTCCATAATATAATATAATAAGATTAATAAGAATTACCCCCGATAAAACACGGGGGTAAAACTTATATAAATATTAAGCGTCTTTGAATAATACAAAATTGTTTGCACCCTGAACGATTAAACATCTTTCAGATAAATAGTGCATTCTCATTTCGTCAATTGGAGAACTTGATGGTCCACCAACAGATCCAGTAACCCAAGACTTGTTTTTTCTATTTTCAGTCTCAGAAGCTCTATATCTAATGTGTAAAAATGGTCTTTTGATGTTTGAACCAAGAACTTGGTCATAAACCGTAGAAGTACCAGCAGGCACTAATACACCTTCAACATCACCAAAACCTCCTCTTGTAGAAAAGTCATTTAAGTATTTCCAGTCAGTTTTATAGAAGTCATAAGAACCTCTTCTGTATCCAGAAAATCCTAAAGTTAATGCCATATCCTCGCTGTTGTTAAATACTCCAAAAGATGTACCTCCAGAATATCCACCATTTTGTTGCGCAAGAATATCGTCAATTTCTAAAGAAAGATTTCTATCTAAGAAAAGCATGTTTTCTTCAATAGCACCTTGCTTGTCTAGCTGAGTTAAAACAGCATCAAAATCAGTTAAGGCACCACCACCACCACCAGCTTGTGCACCAAAGCCTGAATATACATTTCCTCTTGCTTCGATAGCTTCAAAGAAACCTTCAGTACCTCTAGCAGTTGCTGTAAGTGAAGAATCATAAAAATCTAAAGTTGCACCAGTGTTTAATTGTTTAACACCTTCAACCATAGTCATTTCCATATAATCTTCCCAACGTAATCTATTTTCGTGTTCAGATTTTAAGTACCATAAATATCCGCTAGCCCCATTTTCAGAAGTAACTTCAATCCAGCCAATCTGTGCAGTATCAGAACCACTAATAGAATAGTGCTCTTTTAAAATTACAGGACTGTTTTTAAATGTAGCATAGCTAGGATCTAATTTTTCAGTAAAGTTAGAAGACCCTTTTGCAAATTCAGAACCATAAGCAAGTGCAGTAAATCTTTGTGCATTTGTAATAGCAGGAGCACCACCATAAGCTTTGACTTGGAAATATTGTCCACTAACATTAGTAACAATACCTTTAATCATAGCACCAGTTCCTCCAATTGCAGATGTTGCGCTTGTTTGAGCTTGAATCATAACTGTTTGACCTTTTCTAAAGTTAACAGCTGTTGTACCCTGTGAAGTAACACCTAAGCTAGTTGGTTGAGCTGTTGGTACAAAAAAGTTCCCAACACTACCACCTGTAGTTACTGCAGAAGCAGTTCCTGGAGTTGTACCACTAGTAGGCATAGTTCCAGAATTACTTAAATAAACGATATTTGCATATCTTGTGTGCAATCTACCTTGCTCAGTCCAAATAATTTGATCTGAAGTAGAAGGCATCTCCGCAGATACCATACGTAAGAAAGAACCGATAGATCTGTTTCCATATCTTTCAACTTCTTGTTCGTATACATCTGGTAAAAATTGTTGAGCCCACTGATTAAAACTTGAATCAGTGAAATCGATATAGTTCCCTGAATATAGTGCCTTAGTTTGAGTTGGTTGTAAGGCAGCGGGAACACCACTTGTAAAAGCCATATTTTAAAATTTTTAAGTTGTTATTATTGTTTAAATTTAATGCGCAACTTATCCGAAGAATTACCTGAAACAACTCTAATTTTATCTCCTGAAGATGTAGTAACTACAGAATTATCTGTTCGAGGAGTCATGTCAATATTATTAGCTTTTTTAGCAGCTTCTTTTATAGCGTCGGCACGGCCTTGCTCATAGAAGTGATTAGCTATTTTATCGGCATTTCGTCCTGCAAATAATGCTTTATGATAATCATTAGCATTACCTAAAGTTCCATCTTCAGCAACATATTCATTAATAAAGTTTTTCAAATCTGATTGGTGTTTTTTTACATTTTCTGTATTGTCTATTTTAAATCGATATTTGTTTTCACCAACCTGAAAATCAAAACCTTTGAAATCTTTATTGAAAACTTTTTCTGTTCGATCTAAAAATGTTTTTTGTTGCTTTGACCAATCTTCTTGTTCTTGTTGCTTATTATTATAATACTCCATTGCTTTAATATACTTAGGATCAATATCTTGTTGCTTTCTTAACTTAAGATCTGCATAATATTGTTTCTTAGAATTATCAAAATGCTTTTGGGCATTATAAAGTTCTTCTTTAAAAGCTAATTTTTTAGCTTTTATATCTGTTGGTTCATCTGTTTCTTCATCATATGAAAAATTTTTATTCATTAAAAAACTTAAATCTTCAGAATCAAGATGAGGTTTTGTAGACTTATAATATTCTCTTAAAAGAGATACGTTGTCCATTGATGAAAAGTCCCTATTAAGATTAACATAATCTTCAAGACTACCACCAGTTTCTTTCATAAACTTTATAAGATTGTCTACATTTTCTGGAAGCTCTTGTGTTTTAGCTTCCGGTAATATTTCTTTTTGTTCCTGTACGGGCTCGGGCTCTTTAATGCTTGTATCTACTCGTGCTTCGTCAGTTGTATTTTTTTCATTTGTAACAAGTTCTAAAGGCGATTCTATTTCTTTCTTCGGTTCTTCTTTGTTACTCGTATTTTCTTTTTCTTGTTTATTTTTTCCGGCAGGCTCTTCAAGCTTTTCTTTGTTTTCTTTTTGAACCTTTTCGCTAGTTTCGGATCCGTCGCGTACAGATACCTCATTTGTGCTTTGCTTTTGAATGGCATCTTCTTTTGTTTTTTGTGGTTTATCTAAATTTACTTTATAAACACCATCAGGTTGCAAACCATAATTAGGGCTTACTTCCCCTTCTTTTACAGCTGTTTCTAAAACAGCGGCTTCTTTTTCTTGTGGTGAAGTTTCTTTTTTGTCTTCAACCGCTTTAACTTGTACTTGTTCTTCCATAATATATAATAAAATAATTAAACTATTGTTTACTTAGGTTCAAATCTTGATAAATCAAACCCACCTAATACATCATTCCCTTTAGATTCAAAAGATTTTTTAGGTTTTTCTGTTCGGGGTGGCCCCTGCACTTTATTAATAGAAATTTTTTCTTTACTTCTATTTTGTTTTTCAACTAATTCTTTTTGTGCTTCTAATTCTAATTGTTTTAATTTAACATTTAAATCAAATTCAAACTGCATTAATTGTTTTTTAGTTCGTGCTTCAACTTCTAATTTTTTTATGTCAAGCTCTGCTGTAGTACTTTGAATTTGTATTTTAGATTCTGTTTTTATTTGTTCGGCTTGTGCTTTAGCTTGTTCAATTTGTATTTGGGCTTGTCCTTGGGCTTCCGCTTGAGCCACACTAGCCGCTTGGGCTTGTGTTTGATCAGCTTGTTGTTTTTTTATTCTTCTAAATTTTAATAATTGATTAGCAAGTTTTGTATTATGCGTATTTCTAACATCAATTGCATCTTCTAAAAATATACTTCCTTGTGATAAAGCAACTTGAATATTATTTTCTAATAAAGCTTTTTCTTCTTCATCTGGTTCTAATTCTAAAAATATACCAAAATCATGTAAATGCAAATCTTTTAATTCTTCTAAAGAGCCTACAGCAAATTTTCCTAAAGCAGAAATAAACCCTTCTTTTTGAGGATGATAATTTAAAACATCTTTAAACCTTAAAGAAATTGCTTCAGCTAACGACAAAGTAATAAACATACTACTGTGTAATATATGTCTTGTTGCAGTATTACTATTTGCAGCCGCTAGTTTTTGTACTCCTACTAAAGCTTTTGGATCTGGGTCAGAACCGTCTCTTGCTTCATTAAGTCCAGTAATATCGCGTATCATTTGTAAATACTGGTTATATGCTGCTATTAAAACTTGTATTTGATTACCACCACCACCGGGTAATTCTTGTATAGGTACTTTACCTTGATTAGGATCTCCATCAACAGTTAATGATCTACCAATTATAGAACCTGTTTGAAAATACATATTCAAAGCTTCTTGAGGATTATAACTTGTGCCATTACCAAGATCTATTTCAGCTAAACCGTCTGCGTCAATGTATACACCAGAAGGTGTCATTCTTTGAATGGCTTGCTGTAACTTTAAATGTGTTAATTGTATTAAATCCGCATAAGGAGTCATTTTTGAGACAAGAGAAGTTACATTGCCCTTATATAATCTTGGAGCACTTACAATATAATTCATTATAACTTTATTGGCATTAGATTTTGGGCGAATCATATTATTTGCTTTTTCCCATTTTAAAACAATATCTGTTCCTAAAATAAATACACCTTCATATACTACTTCTCTGGTTTGTGCAACTTTTTGAAATCTAGTTCTTTTATCTTTTGGTGGATCAAAAGAATCATCTTTTTCAATAGCTTTACTTGCTCCTGAAGAAGTTTCTTTTATTTTATATACATCGTTTTCCCATGTTTTCCAATTAAAATATAAAACTGTTAAAGTATTATAATCATCTTCATAATTATTATTATAATCACTTATATCATTATAAGATGTATAATTAGAACCTTTTTTAGTTAATTCATATATTTGTTCATTATCCAAATTAGGAAATTGTTTTTTTAATTCATTAACTTTTATTTTTTTAACTTCTCCAAAGTAATAACAATCTTCAAAATTAGGATCTTCAGTATAAGACCAAATTAAATTAGCTGGATCAACATAATCTAAAACAATACCGTCGGTATTATTAAACGTATGTTTTGCCGCTGAAATACCTAAAACAGCTAAATCATAATCTAATCTTCTTTTTAATTCATTGTATTTATTTCTTAAAAATATATTATCAATAGCCTGTTCTTGTGCAATTTCAATTCCTTGTTTATAATTTAATTGCATATAAAGTTCAAGCTCTTCTGTATTTGCTGGTAAATCTTTTTCAGGAACATTTCGAGCATTAACTCCAACTTCAGCTTCTAGTTGAGCTAATATTTCTTTTGCTGCTAAATCTCTTTGTATATTTTCAACAAATTTTGTTCTTTTACCAGTAGCTATAGTATCTTGCGCAAAAGCTGTTACTGAAAAAAGTCTATCTTGCATACCATTAACTACTATATCTATAAACTTGGGGATTATAGGTACAGGTTTCCAATCAAGATTTAAATAAGATAAATCGCCATTTATGGCAAATTCATCTTTATATTTTCCTATTGATTGTTCTCCTCTAGCATAAAGTCGTAACCTATGATACTCATCTCTAGCTTGGAAATACCTGCCGTTACCTCGGTCTTTATTAAACCAGTCTTGTTCTATTGCCCTGGCCACTTTTAAACCATACTCAAATGTTTTTTTCTCTGAGTCTGATACAGCTTGGCTTGGAAACTGTGCAACTTGCCCTGTAGTTTTTGCCATATTTATTTAATTAATTCGCTTCTTAATCCTTCATTCTTATATTTAGAAAAAGAAAAATCTAATTTTTTTGTTTGTTTTTCCATTGCTGGTCTATACATATGTTTTCTGCATGCCATTATTGCTAATCCACTACTAATAGATGCATCAAATGCAGTTCTTTTTAATATATCAAATTTTGCCCAATCTTCAAGTGTTCTTTGAAAATACATATTACCATGGTTATTTTCTTTTTTGCCAACATATTCTTCTATGTATGACTCTATAGCCGCAGCATGAGCTTGTTTTATGTCTTCAGATGTATTAGGTATACCACCTAATTCAAGTTCTGTTTTAGATAAATTAGATTTTAATTTGTCAGGTCTGTTCATTGAAAAACCTCTATAACCTCTTCTTTTAAAATAATATAAAAGTCTTGGTTTATTATTTTCAGCCAATATTGGCATTCCATAAAACGAACACGCCATTAACACATCTTCAAAAAATATTTCAGCGGTTTGAGGTCTTGCAACGTATTCTAAAAAAAACTTATTAATAGGTACATCACTAACCATTGAAAAAGTAGTTAATCCATGCAGCGCTCCGTTTGAACCACCACCTCCTACTGTTCCTGATATGTCATATGAGTCACAACCAAAAGCACCTAATCCATCATTACCAGGATATTTTATACCATTTTTTTCTATTATATTGTTTTGTAAATGCTTAGGTGGAATCCAGCTTAATTTAAATCTGCCTTTTTTTTGTGGTACCCAAATTGCTTTTGAATCTTTAATACCTTTTTCCCAACTAAAATTGCCCTGTATAACGTGGCCTTTAAATGTCATCTCTTCATTAAAATCTATTTGCTCATATATCTTAGTAAGATTAAATAATGAATTTAATGTTTCATCTCTAAATGCATGCTTTTCTGAACGAGGAAATTGTCTATAATATTCATTTAAACTATCAGAATCATTTTTTAAACCTTCAACCTCGTTTTCCCAATGCTCAATAACTCCTGTGTATATTTTTTCACCATCAATTCCTTCAACCGCTTTCTGTGGGCTGTTGAAGACAGGATAGCCATACTTGTCAATAAATCCTTCGTAGCCCCATTCCATAGGTAAGAACAAAGCATATAATCCGCTTGAAGTCTGACCATTGCGATTTCTTTTTGTAACGTCTGAGTCATAGTAAAGTTTTTTAAAATTATCTCCACCTTTATTCAAAGCGTTAGACGTTGATCCCATCATACACTTACCTACAATTTTTGAACCTAATCGCAAGCATGTTTTAGTTACTCTCCAGTTATTTAAAATATTATCCGGACGCTCCCACTTCCCTGATTCATCATGTACCAAGAGTTTAAGTTTTTCTCCATCATAGGAGTTGTCCCCGGTGTTTTTCCAGTCAATAGTAGTGTCAAGCCCTTTCCCAATTTCAACCTCTTCTGTGTCTGTGCTTTTAAGTGAATTCCTTGTAAGCTTTCTTGATGGTACTTTATAAGAGATTTCTGTTTTTGGTCTTTCCATCCCATCTTGTATTGGCTTGAAAAAGAACGGGTAATTTGTGGATATTGGTACAATCTTATCAGTAAACATTTTTTTAGCATCTGCCCCTGTTTTTGACAACACACCAAATCTTGAATCTTTAGTAGTCGTTGCAATGTTAACCGCTTCTGAACTTGCCATGAAGGAAAAACCAGACCGTCTGTTTTTGAGGTAGCACATTCCATAACATCTAGGGTCTGCTTTGCATGCTTCCCAAAAATAAAAGAATATTTTGTTTGCTTGTCTAAAGTCGGGTGCACCCACATCAATTTTTGTCCAATTAAGATACATATAGTGCGATCCTGTAAGGTAGGTTTTTGTGCCGTTACACATAAACCAGTAACCATCATTACGGCGATCAAACTCTTCGTTAATATACTTATAATATTTTTCTTTAACATTTTCTTTATTGAGTTTGAAATCATATATACTTTTTATTCTATTTAAAGATTCAGGCCTTTCCCTTTGTGTAAATACTTGATCTTCTTTTTGAATTTCAGATCCGTATACTTTATTAGGAGTTTTAGGTATTGCTATCTTTAGGCCTTGAATTTCATATATGTCACCTATAGTACCGTCTTTACTTATTACTACACAATCTAAATCCTCATTATATCCGTAATTGTATTTTTTATGTTTGTTTTTATTTTTTACTTTTTTATCGTCTAAATGGTCTGTATGAATTGAATATAAATTTTGTTTATACATTATTTAATTCTATCTTCTACACCTAAAAACTTTTCAGATTTTTTTTCTTGTTTATCTTCAGATAATTGTTCAATTTTTTCTACAATCTTTAATGAGTCATCAATTGCAACCCATTTTGCTTGTGCTGCTATTTTAGCTTTTTCAGGATCTAATTCTTGTAAATTTATTTCTTGTCTAATAACTTTTTCAAGTTCTACTAAAGCTTTTTCAGCAGCATCAATAATTCTTTGTTTTCTCGCCATAATTTATGCTTATATAATTTGATAAAATTCTGTACAATTTTTGGCCATCTATATTAAACTCGTATTCAGAATTAGGTTTAAACCCCACCAGGTCACCTTCGGATAGCCCTAAACTCTTTAAATACTTATTGCTATACACAAGCACTCCTTGTAATTCTTTTTCTTTTAAACCGTCCCATTTTGATTCTTCAGTTATTGGCTTAACAAAACAAAAGTTATCAAAACAATTCCATTTACTTCTTCTTTTGTAAGCGAATACTTCTTCTGGTGATACTATATATTCATTTTCATTTATGAACGCAGATGAATTTTTTTCAATACCTCTTATATCGTACCATCTTCTAAATACATTATGATGCAAAATAACTTTATCACCTTTTTTTGCTGGCGTTTTTATAAGCAAAGGCGTTGCTATTATAGTACCTGTTCTATTAACAAATTGATAATCTCTTTCTGTAATTTCAGTATTTAAGATTAATTCCTTGTCTTCTATTTTTGTAGAGTTATTGTACCTATTATCACACTGAATGATATAATTGTATACTGAGTGCAATTTAATAATCTAAATTATACTCTACTGAAATAGCCATATTATTATTAAAATGCTTCCAAGGCAATATCTCGTCATTTTTTTTAATAAATATTTTATAGCAATTTTCTTCTTGTAATATATCACATATTGTATGTCCACCATAAACCTCTTGACCTACAGAATAATGCATTGCTTCATTCTTGTAATCTTGGCCAATAGATATTTTTCTAATTAATTTCATTAAATTTTTATTAATATGTCCAAATTGTTTTTTCAGGAGCATTTGGATAACCAATTCCTAAATGTATAAATCCTTTTTTTCTACTAATACCTATTCTAGTAAAACCTACTTCAATAGCAGCTTTAACTAATCTAAATGTTTTACCACCACTGTCGCTTACAATATCAACTGCCGCGCCGTATGAGTGTTCACCGGGCTGTTTTTTTGCTGCTTCTATTGGGTGTTCAGGGCTTCTATAGCTCGATGTAATTTTAATAGGATAACCATAAATTTCTCGCATTTCATCTAACATAGATAAAAGCTTTTCATCCATCATATCAAAATTACTAAATTCAGATTTATTAAAATATTTCATTTTATTTTTTTAATTTCTGTGTTATACCTATAATAGTATAAACGATAGTTAAAACTAATACTACGGTTTGTAGTATTGGGTTTATGTCCGGCAGAAAAGAAAATGTTATTCCGCTTACGGATATTCCGTAAATTTTTAAATCACTCATTATTTATGTTTACTGTTTCCAAATACTTTTTCTACTCCGCGCGATCCAAAATAACCTCCAATTACAATAGTAAGAAGACCAGTTATTGAATCTAAAGGGTAGCCCATATACCAGCCGGCTAC